TACTAGAGACCAGCCCCACGACGGTGTATATCCCGATAAAGCATATGTTTTATTCTCGGAATCTAAAAAATTCGCAGTTAATACATTGGTATTACATAAATTATAAGTATCTGAAAATCTTTCGTGTGCTATTATATAGCCATCATCAATTGATATAATTGAATTTAAAAAATTTAATTGTTCACCCAAATTTTTGCCATAAAAAGTATTTGAATCGGTTGTATATCCTTTACTATCAAAATTTTCGTTAAATTTATTTCGCGATCCTTTTAATTTAGATAATTTTATAGAAAATAAATCTAATAATCTTGTTATATTAGGAGGAAAGTTATATGTATTGAAAATATATAAATTTTCATTTAGTAATTTGTGAATAGAATTCAATTTATCAATATTACACGTATCAATAAAACTATTGTTATCTACAAAGTTTGATATTTTTTCATAAATCTTCTTTCCCAATAACGTGGGTGATTCATTAGATGTGCCTAGGCACATTTTTATGAATTCATCGAGCAAATCATTACTATTTTTTAATGATTCTTGAAACGAAAAATTTTTCATTTGCGATGCCATGTCAAAATTTTCATTTATCTTCGCAATACCTTTTCCACTAACGGGATTTATATTAAAAGTGTTACTACAACACCCGGTGGTACTAAATTGAGGTGGGCCATATAAAAATTTTTCTGTATATTTAAATCCAGTAGGATCTCCTTTTGTATTAATAAAATTTTGATAAAAACCTATTGTATTTATATCATTTAATTTTATAATTTTAGGAGTAGATGATACATTATTAATTATATTGTCAATAGTGAATATTTTTATATCACTATCTACATAGTCAAAAATTAATAGATCGCCCTGGGTAGTAGAAGCTATACCATTAAAATTACAATCATTTGACATTATATCGGATGTCGAATCAACAGACATTATATACGATACATCATTTGTAAAAGATGGTTTTATCAAAATATCGTTCTTGTTAGCTATAAACCACAAATTTTCATATATATCATATGAAAATGCCCATACCTTGTGATCTATATTAATAAAATTAATTTCACCTGTATCTTGATTTATTTTTAATAAACCATCATTTTCAAAATTATTTTTATTTTGTAAAAGTATCCATGAAATTTTTTCATAAGTACAAATTATATCATTTCCTATATAATTTTCCGGTATTTCATAATTATTTAAAATAATACCATCTTTGTCATATACACAAATAAAAGATGATAATGAAAAATTATATACAACCCATGCATTATTTTTTACATCAATATCCACTATTGCGGGCAAAATAGAGTTTGAACCAGCAGCGCCACTGTTAGGAATATAATAGGTATTACTAGAATAATCTATATTATCTGCACTAGGCGCAGCATAAAATAAAATATCACCACTACTACTCAATTTACATACGCTAATACTATCATATAATGTTACCCACACATCACCCTTTTTATCAGCAGCGATAAAACTAGGAGATGAGCCTTGCGGCAGATATATCTTTTGAACATCATTATTATCGAAATCAATTTTTGCTATTAGGTCCTGATCTGAATCAATAGCCCAATATGTATGTGAAATAATAGCATTTTTATATGAAGGGACTACAATAGAAGCATACATACCTGATAGCGTTTGTGTATCAAAAACATGTTTTACAGTATTATTTTCATCGAAAATATTTGTAGCATAATTATGTGCTAGATCAAGTTTATATATACTAGTAGATTGTGGATTTGTAATAATAGTATGTTTTGTGTCAACATACATGAAGAAATCACTAATCCCATTAACATCACAACATATAGATACATTATCTCTTGCAATTTTAGGTATTATATAACCTTTAAAAAATCCTAATTTTTGATAATTCTCAAATTCACCATAATCTTCATATATATCAAAAGCTGATGGTATTATTGTATCCGTAGTAGTGTCTTTCAAATAAAATTTTATTGAATTTTCATCCAATTCTTCATTCTCTTTTTTAAGAGTAAATTTCTTCCATGCTTTACTACTAAAATTGCTAAAATCTTTTACTTTAGCTACAAAAGGTATTTTTTGACCTAAAAATTTATTTTTACTTATCTGGAAAGTTGCAATATTAAAATTTCCTTCAGAATCTATACCATTAGTAGAAAAAGACACACAACTCAATTGTTCTACATAATGAATAGCTGGTGTATATGTTGCTTGGGTAGTACCATTTAATACAGAGTATTGTTCAGCTATATTATATTTAACATTATCTACATCATAAAAATTACTATAATCAAATGATATGCTTATGTTTGCGGGTTTTATAGTTTTATTATTGGGTGTACGAACTGTGTCGTCTGTGTAATATATAAGACGTTGTCCCGAAGTACCAGCTAATACAGATCCTATGTCATCTTTTTTGCAAAAAATTATATTATTATTCTCATTTAATTTAACATAGATATCTACATTATTTGTTGTTTTTATTGTTTTTACTGGTATTGGATCGAATGTAGAGAGAACTGCATTATAGTCGAGAGTTAAAAACCTAGCACTGGGTTTAAGGTGTGCATATTTGTCTAAGTAATAGTTTTCAATATCCAGAATCGGAGAAGAATTTCCCGATACTTCTAGCAAAATAGAAGCACCTTCGCTTGATAACGAATTATATGATTGCCAACTATTAAATCGTGAAATTAAAAAAGGACATTCATATCGTGAACTTCTTATAATAGCATTTTGTTTTGAAGATAGAACCAATGTGTCAGAAATAAAATCTTTTACGAGTATATTTTGTACAAAAGATGATTCATATCCTATTCCACTAGCTCCATAGAAATAACATTTTACACTATAAGTACCGGGTACTTTATAAAAGTGAGTTGCAGTTATGTCTCGGGATGTTGTACCATCACCAAAATCCCATATAATTCTAGTATTTGATACTGCAAGACCATCACCAGCATCAAATTTTGGTATAAAAGTAAATGGCGTAATTGGCAAAGTATAGCCTGACGTAATTTGATTATAAGTATAATCAAGAACAGAAAAATTTAAATATCTAAAATCAGCGTTCATTAAATCACCTCAATTTTGTTTAATAAATTGCTTATTTGGTAAAAGAAAGGAAATTGAAAATATTGCAAAGCATAATTTTGTGAAGTATTTTCTAAAGTAGCTTCTGGGTATAATGGATTCCATACTACGAAATTAATTTTAGATACAAAAAATTCATTGTCTTTACTATATCTGTGTGTTTCTATTTTTTGGATACCAGGGATAGATAAAATATCTTGTGATAATTGTGCTAAATTTAAAATTGATCCTAATTTATTATTTGCTATGTCAAAGAATTTTTGTATTATATCAAATACATTACTTTTTATTAATTCTTTCGATGTGTTATAAGCAGGGTCTCTGTATATTTTTAATTTTGTTTCAGCACGTACTAAATCCGTGTTTGTTTCGTCAGGAAAAGGTAGCCCTATATCAAATGCATTATATATCGGATCACATACAACTACATTTTGATTGATTAATTTAATATCATTAAATGATTCTACAATAGCTTGTTTTTGGGAAATTGGTAAACCTATAGGTGTTTCTTCATTAAGAATAGAACCATATTTTGGAACAACAAAGCAATATACATTATTGAAATCACAGCTGTCAGAAAATAAAACTTGATTCATCAATACTCTTTCATCTTGATTGGGTCTTTCTAAACCTATATCATAAAAATATTTTAAATAATATTTTGTATAATCTTGATTATTAACTACCTTAGTATTTTCAATAATATTAGAGAACTTTGATGAAATTTTTGATTCAAAGTCACCTACAGTAACACACCTGTTTTGTGACATGAACATTAGAGGTGCATTTTTCTTAATTTCATCAACTGTTTCGTACGATTTAAAATTTGTTGAAGCTGTTTCATTATTGAGATTAAAATATGTCAATTGATTTACATCAATTTTAGTAGCATTTGATATTCTAATATCAGAATAAATTTCATTCCACCTGTTTGTATTATAAAGAGATAATTGTCTGCCTGTTAATAAATTAGAACCGATTTTTCCTGTTGTTCCTTTACTTTGTAAATAATAAATCGCTATTTGATCACCAGCATTTAATTGTTTTCCATTTACATCATTGCCAAATTTTAATTCATAATTTAAATTTTCATTAAATCTTTTTTCAAAAACTTTGGCGGTTGATTCTTGACCATATACTGTATCAACTTCTTTCCATTCTGACCATTTTTCAGTGTATATGTCACGGACAAATACGAAAATATTATTATTATCGATAATTGTTGTGTTGTTGATCAAGTCTTGTATAGTTATAACTTTTATTTCAAATGCTTCACCTAATGCCGTAGTAATTGGATATTCCTTTACATCGCCTTGATATAAGACTGCATTGTTTACAACACTATCAATATTTTCACTTTCATTAACCGATTTTTCAAAAAAAACATCTTCTGTAAATGTATATGTTGATCCATCTACGTTTATATATGAAAATCTCGGCAACAAATAAGAACCGGGTATTAAATTTGAATTCGCACTAAATTCACTTAATGTAACAGAAGGCGTATGATATCCGTGAGGTTTATAACCAATTAAAGAAACTATTTTATTAATATTTTCAAATAATTCTGCTTGTGAAAATGTTGCTTCTGCAGAAGTTTGATTGACATAGAATAATAATACATGATACATGTAAGCTACTACATCAACCAATGCAGAAATATTACTACCTTCGAAATCAATATCTTGAAATTTTTCAGATGTTTTTAATCGATTTACAATTAATTGCTTCATACTAACAGCATCAAATGCTGCGTATGCATTTCTTGGTAAATTAAATTCTGTAAAATTAGATATTGCCATAATTAGTAGTTTGTATAACCAATACTATTTAATGCACCAGACATTGTGAGTGCTGGTGTATTTAATTGGGGTATTGAAAATGAAATTTCTATGTTATATTCAGATGTATCATACATCGGATAAACATTAACATAATTCAATAATATTCTGGGTTCAAAAAATGTTAATTTAGATCTAATAAGGCCCGCAATATCCATAGCAACCAAATCACTCATAGGATTGAATAGAAATTTTTTCAAATCCAATCCAAATTCGGGATTTAATATTTTTTCACCAGGTGCTGTATTAAAAATATTTCTAATAGAATTTTTAATAGCATTCATATCATAATCCAACATAATATCATTTATTTCTGGCAATTGCCTGAAATTATCTTTGATTAAATATTTTTTTTGTAGATCTAAATGCAAATCAGAATAAGTAAATGCCTTGTCACTAACGCGTAGTTCAGGTAGTCCACTTATTTTAATTGACGCCATAAAAATATTTAACAATTAAGTAAATAATAGCATGAAGAAGAAGTTTCATGCTATTTTTGAAGCAGCCTTGTCTCGCTATTCCCGTGGTGGATTTTTAGTTGGTGATTATGTAAAATTTGCTAAAAATTTTAAGACCAACGATGCTTATAAAATGCTTGGAACTAATATTAAACAATTGTTGGATGAAATGGAATCATCAAAATTGCATCTTCGTGTGGTTGGTATTGTAGATAATAATACACCAAGGTATCCTGGGAATCCAGATACCATGACAGGTGACGTCACCTTAGATATTGCTTTGGATAACGGAGGCGGAAGATATACACACTATACAAAGATTCCTGCTTGTTGTGTCGAGCAAATGGAAACAGATGGAATTAATTATCCTGCTTTTGATTCTTCTTTGGTGAGACCTAATGGCACGCAAATCAAACCACTTGAATATTCCGTAAAAGAAACAGAGTCTTTTAAATCTGATAGAGGTGAAGGTAAACTCACTGGTATTGAACATAAATTACCCATGCAAAATGTTAAGATACCTGCACAGCAACCAACTACTGCGAGGTATCTTAGGAGTTTTCAAGAATTATAATTTTGCTATTTGCAAGATTAATGCAAAGAAATTGATCTCTTGATCAACAACAAATGCATGTCTATACATGTATTCTGTTATAACTAAAATGGTTTCAGCTTTCTTTGGTTCATTTTGCCAAGAATAAACATACTGAACCATATTCTTCATCAGGTTATGATAGTCTGATTGAAAAGTACTTTCATTTTGAATATAAAATTTTCTACATTCAAACGGATTTTCCTTGATCTTATCAAAAACTTCTTTAACAAATTCATTTTGTGTTGCCTGATTAACAATTGATAGAGTACCTGACGTAGAATTTTTTTGTAATTCATTAATGATCTTTCTAAAATCTGGAAAATTGTGCTTTACCAATTCAATAAACAGAGGCTTTTGCTCTTCGGGAACAGTAATGCCTTCCTTTTTAAGGATACCAAAGCAATGCTTAATAACATCTTGAATATTATGATTAAAATTCAAGCTAACACAACGTGATTGAACTGCAGGAATGATCTTGTGTTTATAATTTGCTGTTAAAATAAAGCGCGTATTTGCAGCATATTCTTCCATTACATTGCGCAAAGCTCTTTGACCTTCAGCTGAGATGCCATCTGCTTCATCTAAAATGATGACTTTAATATCACCTGTCAATGATCTGGTTTGTGCAAATGAAATTACTTTTGTTCTGATAGTATCAATACCGTTTTCATCAGAGGCATTTACATAAAGATAATCACATTCTAAGATATGATTCACAATCATCTTAGCTAATGTGGTCTTTCCTTGGCCTGGTGATGAAATAAGAAGGAGATTCGAGATCTCCTTCTTTGCTTTGTATGATTCAATGACCTTCCTTGTATCAACTGGAAGAACAATATCATCTAATGTCTTGGGTCGATACTTCTCTACCCAAATATTATCAAAATTCATAATAATTATTTTCCAGAAGAACCAAATCCCTTAGCACCGCGACTTGTTTCTGATACTGAATCAGACCAGTCTGCAGTCATATGTACTAATGGATAGATAACTAACTGTGCACAACGATCACCTTTCTTTACAACATAGTCAACATCAGAATGATTGAATAATTTCACACCCAAATCACCGCGATATGGATTATCAATAATGCCATTAAATGCAGTAATATTGTGTTTGAATGCCAAACCCGATCTGCTTTCAATTCGGACCCAAAATTCAGGCGATAGATATGCTAATGTTAAACCTACTGGAACGACAGCAGATCCTCTTGCCGGAATAATTGTTTCATCAACTGCGGTCATATCATATCCACTATCTCCAATAGAAGGATCAGGATTGTTTTTCTTTGGTAAAACAGCATCTGGATGAGTCTTTAAGAATTTAATCATATATGAATTATAGGTGATGCTTAGTAAATTATCAATAAATAATTTTTATGTCAGAAGATGATTCATTAGACTCTGTAGATTCGCTCATAAATCAACTAAAATCTATTCCTAAAGCGACGAAAGAAGTCGAACAAGTAGAAGATACCCTAACAAAAGAAAATCTCGAGGAATTCATTTTAAAACATACAGGTAATTTAGTTAAGCAGGCTTCTGAATCTGTTACATTGGTGAGAGACTACGTAGAAGCAGCACCTAATGCTGAAGAAGTAACGGCATTAGCTGAATTAATTAAAGCGACATCTTCAGCAGTTGAGAGTTTAAATCGTATTCTCATCACAGATAAGAAAACCAGTACTGCTATTAAGATAAAAGAGATGGACAATAAAAGCAGACAAAAAGAATTAGATGCGGTTGTTGGGTTAAAACTAAGATCTACCAGAGAAGAATTAATGAAACAATTAATTAATGCTACTGTTATTGAGAATACACCCGAATTGACTAATGATTAATAATATGTATTATTAGAATAATCATTTTTTATTTTACTCATACTTGCTTTGCCAAAATAACCTACACCCGCTCCATTGGATTCTTTTATAAAACCATATTTTGGTTTATATAAATTTGTTTCCCAAATTTTAATTGCAGCTTGTGTATTAGTATTAACATCAAATAATTGATCAGGCGCAAAATTCTTGCCCCCATTTAATTTATAACCCGAACCAGCGGCTGTTCCGATTTGGAATACACCGTAAGAAGTAGGATTACCATTATAACCTCTTTGTCCCGGACTAATTCCGTTTATGTCTGAAACATTACTTTGATTAAATCCAGACTCTGCATTACCTAAGCGCATGAAGAAATTAGACCATTCTTCTTTAGATCCTGATACTATTCCATAGGAAGCCATTTGTGCTCTAGTTTCAGGTGATAAATTTTTGAAATCTGTGATTAGAGGAGATCCTTCTAAGTATTTATCTAATGCAGCTCTCACCTCTTCCTGCGTCTGGCTATTTGATTTTACTGTTTTTTTCTTTTTAAATTCATCGTGTAATTTAATTGCTGAATTAGGGCCTTCTGATAATCCATATGATCTACCTTCATAAGTTCCTACTGTAACACCATTTACTTTTATTTTTGTTATGTTTTCAATATACTCTCCATTCATTACTTCTAGTGTTTTTATGCCTATATTTTTATCAATAGGCTTAGCAATATTCATGTCAGGATTGAATGGATTATACCTAGACATGTAATCTACTACTCGAAAGCAATCTCCTAACATCATTCTATTGTTTGCAACACCCTTAGAATAAGCTTCCATAGTACTTTGAAAAATAGATGGACTAGATGCACCAATATACACAGCACCTTTGTCATCTGGATTAAAAGCTTTTTTCCCCAATTTTTCTAAATCATAATTAGAAACAAAATTATGCATAGCAGACCTTGCCTTGTCCATGAAGGTTTTCATGCTGGTATAAGCTTCTGTTGTTGAATCAATTAAAGCAGTGGGAATTTTGTTTACTTTTTCTAGAGAAAGTCCAGTGGGTGGTGGTGAATTTAATTCTGTATCTTGTGGCGGTGAATTATGAATAGTATTCGTGGCACTATAATCATAAATTGATCCCACTCTTTGTGATAAATTTTTAAAATAATTACATGCGGATTCACACTGATTCATCAAGTCTGCAATTTTTTGTAAAAAATCTTTATCATCATCTAAAGCAGATGATTTATTAAAATTTCTTTTGGGATTCGGTGTTATAGCTCGTTCAGAAAGGTTTTCTGTTATTTTAAATGTTGATTCAACTTCTCTTTTTAAAAAATCTTTTACATTGTTTGGCAACTGATCTATTTTTTTTCTATAAAAAACTAAATGTTCAGTTGAAATAGAAGGTGCATCCAGTAAAAAGTTTTTCATGAATTCTCGAGAAGCCGCTAACGTATCAGGATGTGTAGCAATTTTTTTCCATAAATAAGCTAAATTTATTTCTACTGGAAAATCTTCTACTAAGCCACACAAATCCGTATTTTCGCGCAAAAAGTCAGAATTATCACCTATTGCAATAGATTCTATATATTCCGGAAATCCTGTTTTTACTATCATAAATTAACTTATTAATAAATCTTTAATTGAATCAAATATATTATTACTAGCTTTCGATAATAATTTATAAGGTTTTATGGTTTCAATTTTGTTGAAATAACTATCTTCAGCAAAAATATGTTTCACCGTAGTAACTAAATGTCTGCCTAAATTATTTAGATCAAAATTTTCTGTTTCATTTTTTGTTTGATCAAATTTTAATACATCAACAAATGTCGCTGCTTTTCTATTTGCTGAACCTCTACATTTGAACATATACGTATAATTGAGATTTAATAAATTTGTTAATTTTCTAATTTCAAATTGTTTTTCATTCATTTCAGGGGGCAACGATGATGTTACTGTTTTCCATGCATTTTGCATATGACCTGTACTTTGTGGCATATAAAAATTTTGCGAAAGCTTATAATTATTAAAAAGACGCTCAAATGGTTCAACAAATGATTTATTATATTTTTCAATAATAGAATCTGGAGCAAGTGCACTAGTATTGTATAGGAATGCACCATGACTTCTAGAATATCCAGTTATACCTTCTTTAGTAAAGAAATTTAAAACTAACGACGCGTCGGGAGATTCTCTATAAAACTCTATTATCTGCGAATTTTTGCCGGCGTCACCCAATAAAGCATATTCGCCCCACTTCTCAGAAAAGTGTTCATAATTTATATTTGATTTTTGAAAATTTTCTTCCTCTCTAGTAGATTGTCTACCGAAA